AAACCGTTGAATCTATTACGCATTTAGCTTTCGGTTGACAGAATAATTACAACGATCGGGAATTATTTCGCTAACGTTTGCGCCGCGTAATATTTCCTTACCGAGCCGACAAAAATGCAACATTTCGCAACGGAAAACGCTTGCTTCAGCATATGATAGGGACTATTGTTATGCCATCGTTTCAGAGGAAACGATCCCCTAACAGATCTGTGAAGGCAACAATAAATGACCGGTGCTCAAACTTCGTCGGCGTCGTCCAATCCCATCGCGGCCCTCGTAGAGCTGCCGTCCGAGTTATCGGATACGTGGACGGACATGGAAGTCATTCGCGCCTTCTGTAGCGCTATTCCCGCCCATAAGCGTCAGGAAGCACTCGCCGCGCTTCTCGCGCTGGCTTGCTGCCAGCAAAACGATGCCAAAAAAGTTTCATAAGTCGCTTGACGCATCTGCATAAGATTCGTAGAATATCTTCACCATGTCCTCATTGCGTCATACGCAATTGAATCTGGTTCCTTCCGCTGTCGCTTAGACAGCTTTGCTGCTCGCCTCCGGGCTTGAGCAGCGCTTTTATTCCATAGCCGTCGCCTGAGAGATCATGCGGCGGCTTTGTGCTTTATGCCACCGCGATCCCCGTCGCTGACTGATGGAAAGACATCACTCTCACGCATGGCGGTTAGGCAGAAATGCTGCTTCGATAAGTGCGACCTCAGTCGTTAGCCGCCAGTCGTGAGAGTTAAGTCGCGGCAGCACGCTTGCCAGTGGATTACCGAAAGGTGACTGGCGATGTTTAGCGCACCAGGCTGTCAGTCGGGACGCCGACGCCAGATCCGCGCTGTAACTGGCTACAAACAAAAAAGCCCGCGCATGGCGGGCTTGTCGATCAGTGGCATGGGTGATTGGGGCTCTCTAGTCGCTCCATCCATTTAACGGCTTCCTCCTGGCTGTCGATGCGAATCCAGATATCGACGAGATTCGACAGGATCGCGTATGAGCGCATCGTGTTCCGCTCCTTGAGCGCTTCGCGGATCTGCGTCAGGAAGTATTTCGCGATGTTGCTCTGAAGCGCACAAATGATGTCGTCGTCGGACATAGCTTCGATGCGCTGCTCGATCAGCTCGTCACGCTTCTGTGCGATCAGTTCGTCGCGCTGCTCGGCCGCGTCAATGGCGGCTTCGATCTTGGCGTCGGGCGCTTCGTGTAACCAGTAGTTGATGTCGGCTTGGTTCATGGTTTTCTCCGTAGGTGAGAGTGCATGGCGAAACGATACTAATAAAGCGATGTTTTAGCAAGCACTTTGCGCAAGTACGCGAGAACGCGGATACAAAGCGTGAAGCGTGCCCCATAAGCGAATCGGAAAAAGATACTTTGGAGGGTCAGATGATCGTGAGCATTCTGTTCGTCGTGCTGTTCGCATGCGTGGTGCTGGCGATCGTCATGTGCGCCGCTGAGTACGACCGCGGGCTTGAAAGCAGGCGTGATCCGCACGCCGATCTGGCTGACGACATGCACCTTGCCAAAGTGGCGAGGATCGCTGACGCAATGATTGCTGATCGAGAGAAGGCATTCGCCGACTACCTGCAAACGCCGGGTAACGCCGTGCCGGTAATCCGGAACAAGACAGGGGGTAGCGCTTGATTGACTTAAAACTTGGCGATTGCCTGGAAGTAATGCAGACGATCGCTGATAAGTCGGTCGATCTGATCCTGTGCGATTTGCCCTACGGCACGACGGCTTGCAAGTGGGATTCGGTGATTCCGTTCGATGCGCTATGGGCGCAGTACCGGCGCATAGCAAAGCCGAACGCGGCGATTGTGCTCACGGCCGCACAGCCTTTCACTACGCGACTTATCGCGTCTAATTTCGACGAATTCAAATATTCTCTCGTGTGGCGCAAGAATAAAGCGACTGGCTTTATGCAAGCAAAGACGAAGCCGCTAAATGCGCACGAGGACATTCTTGTTTTTGGGCGCTTCAAGATCGCGGCTCAGTATTTCGCGGGCACATATAACCCGCATGGCGTAGAGGACGCAGGGCTTCGTGAGTACAGCAATTCGCGCAATGCGGATCATATAACGGGAAATCGGGCGCCCGGCGTCGCAAAGAGTGGCAAGGGATACCCAAAAAGCGTTCTCGAATTTGCGAGCGAAACGAACACGGTCCACCCTACGCAAAAGCCCGTCGCTCTGATGGAATACCTCATTCGGACCTACACGAACGAAGCCGACACGGTGCTTGATAACTGCATGGGTAGCGGCACAACCGGCGTCGCATGCGCCAACACCGGCCGCAAGTTCATCGGCATCGAGCGCGATCCCAGCTACTTCGCTATTGCGACGAACCGCATTGCGGGCGCTCAGTCATTGGAGGCTGCTTGATCGACTTTCAGAAGGCCGTCGACACACACGGCAGCATTCGCGCAGCAGCTCGGGCGCACGGCATCGCAGAAAGCACGTTCCGCGACCGCCTGAAGGCAAAGCGTGACGTCGAGCTGACGATCGCTGAGAACAAGGTCATCAACACGCTGGCGATCCGCAATGGCTCGATCGTCATCGGCTCCGACGCTCACTACTCGCCGAAGCTCATCACGACCGCGCACAAGGCGTTCTGCAACGTGATCGCGGAACATGCCGGCGACGTTAAGGCCGTCGTTCTGAATGGCGACTTGCTCGACGGCGCCCGTATCAGCAAGCACGCGCGCATCGGCTGGCAGAAGACGTACAGCGTCAAGGACGAGCTCGAAGCCGTCCGCGAGCGCTTAAGCGACATCGAGGGCGCCGCGCGAGGCATGAAGCTGCTTCGCACGATCGGCAACCACGACATCCGGTTCGACAGCCGCCTGGCTCACGCCGCACCGGAATACGAGGGCATCGCAGGCTTTGCGCTGGCCGACCATCTGCCGGCGTGGAAAGACAGCTATCGCATCGACGTGAACGCCGACACTGTGATTATCCACAGCGTCGCCAATGGGATGCATGCCGCCTACAACAACGTGGTGAAGGGCGCCGGCTATCACATCATCACCGGCCACACGCACCGCCTGCAATGCGTCCAGTTCCGCGGGTTTGGGAAACTGCGCTACGGCATCGAGACAGGCATGCTGGCCGATCCCGAGCAAGACGAGTTCCACTACCTGACCGGGCGCAATGCGAACTGGCAGAGCGGCTTTGCGGTGCTGACGTGGCGCGATGGCGAATTGCTGATGCCTGAGTTCTGCTCGGTGCGGGATGACGGCAAGGCGTATTTCCGCGGACAGAGGATGGCATGAGTCGCATCGACCCTCACGCCGACATCGACACGCTCTGCGACGCGCTGGCGGTCGCAATGAGCCACATGTACGCAACAGGCGCGATCGACATGGGCGAGGACGCGGCGAAGCAGATAGCAGCCCGCACGGACTGTTACGAAGATGACCAACTGATCGACCTGTTCGAGGCCGCAGCCAAGATCATGGCGCGCGGCAGGGCAGCGCACTAAGACATCACCCCAGGCACAGGTGGGACAACAGTGTCAGCCGCACAGGTCGAGGAAGCGATCACTCCGCCCGCAAGGGAACTCTGGTCGCGCCGGGTGCGGCAACCCTCTTTCGCGCGCTCCGCTCCGCGTAGGTCAGCTACGCAGAACACAGACAGGGCGTGAGCGCGCACCCTCAAAAGTAGATTGATTTAGACGGAATTAGACACATGGCTAAAGGTGTGAAAACCGGCGGCCGGGTCAGGGGCACGCCGAACAAGATCACGGCAGACATACGGGCGTTGGCACAGAACCACGCGCCGGAAGCGATAGCGATGCTTGCCACGATCCTGACGACGAGCGAGAACGACTCGGCTCGGATCGCGGCGGCGAAAGAGTTGCTTGACCGCGGCTATGGCAAGTCCACGCAGGCGGTTGAGATGTCCGGCAAGGACGGCGACCCGATCGCCATAACCAAGATCGAGCGCGTAATTGTCAATCCTCCAAATTCAAACGCCTAAGGTATTCGTCCCGCTGCTTGATCCCGCGCGCTACAAGGGCGGGCACGGCGGGCGGGGCTCGGGTAAATCGCACTTCTTCGGCGAGATGTTGATTGAGCGCTCGGTGATGGAAAAGACCGATGCGGTGTGCGTGCGTGAGGTTCAGAAGTCGCTCAAGCAGTCGGTCAAGAAGCTGCTCGAAGGGAAGATTGCCGCGCTCAATGCCGGCGCCTACTTCGACGTGCAAGACGCGCAGATCAAGTCGACGCATGGCGGCCTGATTATGTTTCAGGGCATGCAGAACCATACCGCGGAGTCGATCAAGTCGCTGGAAGGCTTCGACATCGCATGGGTGGAAGAAGCGCAGAGCCTGAGCCAGCGATCGCTTGACCTGCTGCGCCCGACGATCCGCAAGCCAGGGTCGGAGCTTTGGTTCTCATGGAACCCGCGCGAGTCGACAGACCCGGTGGATGCGCTGCTGCGGGGCGACGAACCGCCGCCTGGCGCTGTCGTGGTCGAGGCGAACTACATGGACAATCCGTGGCTGCCTGACGAGCTGCGCATTGAAATGGAGTACGACAAGCGGCGCGACCCGGACAAATACGCTCACATCTGGCTTGGCGCATACCAGCAGAACAGCGAAGCGCGCGTATTCAAGAACTGGCGTATCGAGGAATTCGAACGGCCGGCAGGAACGATTCACCGGCTCGGCGCGGATTGGGGCTTCTCTGTCGATCCAAGCGTGCTGATCCGCTGCGACATCGAAGGGAACCTGCTGTACGTCGATTATGAGGCGTACATGGTCGGCTGCGAGATCGTGAACTTGCCGGAACTGTTCATGGGCGTGCCTGACGCAGAGAAGTGGCCGATCACGGCTGACTCAGCGCGACCCGAGACGATCAGCCACATGCAGAAGAACGGCTTTCCGAAGATCCGGCCGGCCATTAAGGGCGCGAAATCGCTGGAAGAGGGCGTCGAGTTCCTGAAGTCGTTCGACATCATCGTTCATCCGCGCTGCAAGCACCTGATCGACGAGCTCACGCTCTACAAGTACAAGGAAGACCCGCTGACGGGCGCCATCCTGCCGATGCTCGAAGACAAGGACAACCACGTCATCGACGCGCTGCGATACGCCTGCGAGGGCGCACGACGCGCCGGCAAGGCTCCGAAACCACAGAAACCTATTGTCCGTCGCACGATTGTCGGTGCTGGCGGCTGGCTCGCATAAATGGCACGCAAAAAGCAGGAAGACCCGAAGGCAAAGATTGTCGCTGAGGCGAAAGAGCGTTTCGCACGCTGCGAGGAACACGAAAGCGAGTTCCGCAAGCGCTTCGTCGAAGATCTGAAGTTTGCCAATGGCGACAGTGACAACGGCTGGCAATGGCCCGACCAGATCCGCAATGCGCGCGATGGCGACAGCCGTCCCTGCCTGACGATCAACAAGACGCGCCAGCACAATCTGCAGATCATCAACGATGCGAAACAGAACAAGCCGTCGGTCAAGACGCTGCCGGTCGACGGTGACGCTGATATTGAAATCGCGAAGATTCTTGACGGGATTGTTCGTCATATCGAGTACAACTCGCACGCCGAGATCGTCTACGACACGGCGACGGAGTTTGCTGTACAGGCCGGCATCGGGTATTGGCGTGTGGTGTGTGAGTACGCGCACGACGGCTCTTTTGACCAAGAGATATTCCTGCGCCGCGTCAAGAACCCGCTGACGGTCTATCTCGACTGCGACATCGAGTCGGCCGACGGCTCGGATGCCAAGTACGGCTTTGTCTTCGAAGACATGTCGAAGACTGAGTTCGAGGCGACCTATCCGGGCGAGGAAGCGCGCAGCGTGGCGTTTGGTGACGACACGACCGGCAGCGCCTGGCTGTCGAAGGACAAGATCCGCGTCTGCGAGTACTTCCGCAAGACGACGAAGACTGACACGCTCATCAATCATCCGGTCAACGGCCCGATGATGCTGTCAGACGTGCAAGATCCGGCAGAGCGCAAGGTCATTGAGAACGATCCGAGCGTGCAGAAGCGCCCGGTGAGCTCGCCGCAGATCACCTGGTATCTGATCGCTGGCGATACGGTCATCGACGAAAAGCCGTGGGCGGGGCGTTATGTCCCGATCGTGCGCGTGATCGGCGAAGAGATCGTCATCGACGGCAAGATCGAGCGCAAGGGTCACACGCGCAGCATGAAAGACGCGCAGCGCATGTATAACTACATGAGCAGCGCACAGGTCGAGTACATCGCGCTTCAGACGAAGACGCCTTTCGTCGGCCCCGTCGAAGCATTCGAGGGATTCGAATCCGAGTGGGCGAACGCGAACAAGGACAACCTGCCGTATCTGCCCTACAACGGGCTGCGAGAGGACGGGCAGCCCATTGAGCGTCCGCAGCGCGAGCAGCCTCCTGTAGGCGCTTCTGCGTACCTGCAAGGCATGCAAACGGCGCAGCAGGAACTGATGATGGCGTCGGGCCAGTATCAGGAGCAGTTCGGCCAGCAGTCGAACGCGCAAGCAGGCGTGGCGATCCAGGCGCGCCAGCGGCAGGGCGATCGTGCGACGTATCACTTTATTGACAACGTTGCGCGCGCCATTCGCTTCACTGGACGCGTGCTGATTGACCTGATCCCGAAGATT